GGTGGTGTTAAACTAACACTCGGAGGTCCATCCGACCAAAAGTGTACAAGCGTCCATTCTCTCGAAGTTACGAAGGAGTAGAAAGTCCCTTCTTCTTAAGGACATTTTTCAGTTCGGCCATGAGTTTCGCACGCTTTGCGTTGATGACCGGGCGTCGGGGTGGTGGGGGTGGAGGAGGTGGGGGTGGAGGTGCTCCGCCTCCACCGTACGCGGTAGGAACAACTACAGTTTGACAAACTCTGATAACTTTCTGTGCATTCTTCACACTGTTCTCAAAGTTCATAGTAATTTTAGAGCGAAGTTCTTTCGCTGATAGTTTGACTCGTTTTCCCTTGACAGTTTTAGTCACGCGGAGACCGAGCTTCTTAGCTTTGTTTTTCAAGTCACGGTACTGCATCTACTGTTAACTGAGATTTTTTACTCAATAGAGAACCAAATCAAAAAAAGTTTCGATTTCACCTCGTCCAATGAGTTGAGCATAGTTCATCTCTTCTTTACTAAAATATAATGGGTTTACATTAGCTTCAAGAAACACCTTCTGTAGGGTCATACCATACGTATCCAAACGAATAAATATTTTACACAAGAAATCAAAATCTAATGTCTTTACACACATACAAAAATTCATTTTATTTACCATGTAAGACCCATCATCAGTTCGGACGAGAAAATGTTTTTTTATGTAAATATCCGTTTCATCTGTTGAGTGCAAGAGTTTGTCAAATTCCATGACACTTGATACACCTGTGACTAGTTTTCTAATAAAATCACGCTTACCTTGTGGAAGAGACATCTTAATTTGTATAAAGATAAAAAACGCACTTAGCATAAGATGAGTGAAACCCAACAATTAAGGGTTTTAATTCACAAAATTCTTCTTCCAAGGATTCGACGCCTCGAAGAAGAAGTCAATTCTCTACGAAAACACACATGGCCGTATGTTCAACACATGAAAGAACAAAACCAATTGGACGACATGGAGATGAAGGTGGATTTTCTTAAACATCTCGATGATGAGGGAATAGCAGAACTGTTACGACTTAAATCAAAATATACAGGGAATACGGGTTTCCTTTCCAGAGAATATGATATCATAACACGATTAAGAAATAATTTTTGTTAATGTATAGTAAAAGATGATTGGAAATCTTTTCAAGACTTCTGGTGAACCCATGGGTAACACCCAACTTGGATTTACCATCGCGTGTTTAGTTTGTTCTATAATGGGCATCATGGGTATCATGCGTATACCTTTCAAATCCCCTCCAATTCTGGCGGCGTGTGCCGTTTCGGCGTGCTGCTCTTCTAGTCAGACGAGTTCTCTGATTAACGATGTACAGAAGCGCGTTAAGCAGAAAAAGGCGGAAGCCGAAACTACAGAGGAACCCGCGGCTGAAAATTAAAAGAAATCATCTGTACGATACATATTCACTGTGAATGAACCAGTCTTTCCCAATACGGTGACTGTTTCATTTCCGTATAGCTCTTCACATCCGATGTCCTCCATGCAGTCTCTCGCGTTGTGGCTGACAGAAACTGGGTATAAGTTCTCACCACCGGTGGTTGTATAGTAGTGATAGCGGTCACGACGTCCACGCACCTCCTTACCATAGAGAGGCAGAGTCTCACCATCACCACTCGTGATTATACCCATCTGCTGCATGTAACCAGGTTTATACTGTTTGATAGGCGGACCCCTAAATTCGGGTTCCCTCACCGGGGGGCGACGCGTCTCCACGGGGCGGGGTGGAACGGGGACAACTTCAACCGGAACCTCTACAACCTTGGGGTTGTACCACATGTATCCGAGAACACCCACGAGTACGATAAGAGTCAAGGTCATCACCTGAATCTTCTGTCGATTCTTCATTTACTATAGTTAAGGAAAATGTTTTAGTTAAAGTTATGAAGGTCCTGGCGATTGATATAGGGTATCACAATATGGGCCTCGTTTTAGCTGAATTTGAAGATAACCCGAAAATTAACGTTCGAAAGATAAAAAAGGTAAGTTTAGGAGACTACAAATACATACAAACAAATGATATAGTGGACCTAGTGCCTTTATTTGTAGAAGAACATCAAGAATGGTTTGACATGGTTGATAAAATACTCATAGAGAGACAACCACCCGGTGGGTTTACAAATATAGAAGTCTTGTTACATTACATGTTCAAAGATAAGGTTGTTTTAATTTCACCTGTGAGCATGCATACACATTTCGGTATGAGAAACCTAGATTATGAGCAACGGAAAGAGAGAACTGTTTCTATAATGGAAAAACATATATCTGAAGAAATTCCGTATGAAAGAAAACACGACATTGCAGACGCTTTTTGTATGATTATGTATTACAATTTTAAAGTCGTCACCCACATCTTCGATAGATTCAGATATTTTCCCAAGGTATAATAAATGCCAACTACTAAACAACTCCAGAACGCTAAGAAGAAATTAAAGAAAACTCCTAAGCCTTCGGGTAATACTCCCAAAATTCCCACCGCGGCACTTATGCGCCTCATAGCCGCCGATCCTAAGATTCGACGTAACAAGGACTTCATTAAGCGTGTTCATCAGCTTTCGAAGAAGAAATAGATTTCATGTCTTCCTGAATAATAGTAATTGCGTTTGTAACACATTCAAACATATCGAATATTTCATTTGTGTTGCGTCTCTCGAGTCCTTTTTTGAGTCTCTCAATATTGTAGTCGAGTGAACGTTTTTCCTTCTCTAGATTTTGAAGTTGCTCTTCAAAATACTCTATCTTCTGATTGATAGCAAGGGTGGTATTTTCCAAATTTTTATCAAGTTTTTCGATTTGTCTCTCGTAATATTCCCTCTGTTTAGACAAAATTTGTTTCTTTACTTCCGACTCAGTTCTATCAATTTGAGAAGTAATTCTCTCTAGCTTACTTTCATAATCCTCCAACTCCTCTACATAATTTGCGTGATACAAATCACGATTGTACACAAGTTTCTTGATTTCACTCTTAAATTTGAGGTCCATGATACTTTATTTTACCTTTTTACCTTTAAGCAAATCTTTTATGTCATCGAAAAATATATCAAAGTGTCCCAGTCTATACCCAACAAAAGCCCATAAAACAAAGAAGAGGGTTTTGGTCATATTGTTAACCTGGTTTTCTTCCATTTTGTATATTGGACCGACAAGTCTACCCATAAAGGTCTCGTCCTTGTGTTTACCAGTAACCATCATCTCCGCTTGAGTCAGTGCACAAGTGTCATCATTCACACTCCAATGATAGAAGATAAAGGGTATGATGATCGAGTAAAATTCCAGGTTCCTTTTATTGTTGGTAAACGGGACGATAAGAATAGCTAATAGGAACAGAGTGTGTAGAAGAAATATAATGTTCATCTATTATAAGATGACGGAGGAAAAAAATATGGAGGAAATGTGGAACGATTATCACGAGAATGTCCTTAGACAATGGGGTGAGGCTTCTGCGTGTTATCGTTACATGCATCATCGAGCGTTTCTGCAATTTAAAAGACTTAGTTTACGTTTCAATTTACCTGTGATTGTTCTGTCGACCATAACTGGTACAGCGAACTTTGCCCAGAGTACTTTACCTCCAAGTATTCAACCTGCGGCACCATCTATAATTGGAGGTTTGAACCTGATTGCCGGTCTTATAGCCACGATCATGCAATTCCTTAAGGTAAATGAGTTGATGGAGAATCATAGAACTGCTGCGTTAGGACACGGAAGCCTTTCCAGGAATATTCGACTTCAATTAGCGTTACCCCGTAACGAGCGTAAGAAGGAGGGTTTAAAATTCGTCGAAGAGTGTAAGGCAACGTATGACAGTCTTTTGGAACAATCCCCTCCTATCCCTAAAAAGATATTATTGAATTTCGATAAAGAGTATCCCATTGAGGGTGTCTTCACAAAACCAGAGATTCTCACGGTGCGTCCTATACCACCCCTTAAACTCCCAAAGACGATTGAACCCATCGTGGCCATAACAAAGAATACACCATTTGAGAAAATAGGTAAGATGTTAGCGCCTAAGGAAGAGGAAGAGGAACCTGAGGAGGAAGAGTTTGAAGAGGGTGAAGAGTATGAGGAAGAGGAAGAACCGACAGACGTCGAGCAAGGTACACCAAAAGAATAAACATCGCGATATTCATTAGAACTCCACATGCAACGTATGGTAAAATTTTCCTTTTTAAAGGTTCTACGATACGTTTATGTAGTGCGTTATTTTGAAGCACTAAATCTATGGCTTGATCAGTAAGGTCATCGATGGATTCCTTCATTAAAATAGTTGAGCAAAAAAAAGAGGTCGAAAATAGCGTGGAGACCATTCATACGAAACAAATTGATTTGATTCGTAGATACATTCGTGAACGAAAGAATGTTTTCATATGTGGAGCTTCTGGTGTAGGAAAATCATATATCCTTAAACGGGTACTTGAGGGTGTAAACCATGTCGAACTTCAAACGGAACATCTAAAAAGTAAATCGTTGTTTTTACCGTTTATTAAACCATCTTCTAAATATGTATTCATAGAAGATTATGACCCGGTATTTAAACCGGTGATAGAACGAGTATCTGATGGAGATTCAATTACTAGAGGTGGTTCCCTTCTGGTGACGTCTACAAACATGTGTATGTATCCGAATTTTGAAACGGTCTTCATACCCAAACACAAACCTGAAATGCTCATGAAACTTACGAATGAACGAGGACCAAACGTAGAAAACGCTGCGCATTTGTGTAAGGGAAACATTCGGAATTTTTTCACGTATCTGGATGGATATGATGAAATAGACGATTTTAAAACACCCAAGGAGTTCATATCGGATGTTTTATGCGACCCCAAACCCATACCTATTCATGACAGCATATCAGAACATGGACATATGTGGGACATCTTTCAAGAGAATTATTTAGACTCCAAGGGTGTCGATGTTGTAAAGGCTATAAATGCATTTTCGGAAGCCGATTATTACGATAGTCACATTTATACATATGGAAACTGGAACCTTATGCCTTATTTTGTATTGAACGCTCTAACTATTCCTAAATCAGCGTTAGGTGAACCACTCGTGAAAGATAAGATTCGACCCGGAAGTTGTTGGACAAAATTGGGTAACTACAAGATGAGAAAACAAAAGTACGATGATATTCGTAAGAAATCCAGATTGGGTCTCGGGGTTGAAGAACTCTGTCTCTTGAAAGATTATGCGGAGAAAGGGGACCTAAGTAACCTCGTAGAATATAAAATTTCACCTCAAGATTTCGACGTCATAAATCATTTGGCCGTCGGAAAGAACTTAAAATCACGAGACGTCACAAAGGTAAAAAAGGCCCTTAAGAATGTCTACGAAAGATGAAGAGACAGAAGTCGAAGAATGTGTTAAGGTTATTGGAAACGAAGTCCTCTTCTATGCCGACGTCGATCGCGAAAACGCCCTTGATTTTGTTGAAAAATTTAAAAAATTGGAGATTGAATTACTTAAGAAAAAAGCTGAACTCTTTGGTTACGAACCAATCATCAGGGTTCACATCATGAGTGACGGTGGTGACATCTTTGCTGGTATGACACTAATGAACACACTCGAGTCCTCGCGCGTGAAGGTTGTTACCATCGCACAGGGGTCTTGTTGCAGTGCCGCGACGTTCATGCTGCTTGGAGGTTCTGAGAGGCGTATGGGGAGGAACGCATACGTTCTCATTCACCAAATTTCTACCGAGATGTGGGGTAATTTTCAGGAACTTAAACACGAGTTGAAGTCGACGGATAAGTTTATGAAGATGCTAAAGAAGATGTATCTCGAGAAGACTAAGATTCCTGAGAAGATGCTGAAGAAGCTCATGAAGAAAGACATATACTTAAATCCTCGTGACTGCCTCAAGTATGGAATCGTCCACGCTCTTGAGTAATCTTCACAGAGCGTCTGTAGAGAGCTAGCACACATAAAATTATAAATAAAACACAAAACGTATTCAAATTTAATGGCACAATTGTGCTTTCTGGAGGCCTAAGTCGTTCCATTCTGCCATAATTTACAACCGGTAAATCCGACATCTATTTAAAGCTGAGATATTAATACAGTATAATGGAACGCCTTATAAAGAAAGACAAGAACGGAAACGAGCGATTCACGGACATTCGTGTCGAGGACATGAAGAATGGTACAGCTGACATCGTGAAGACGTCAGGTGTCGTTGGGAGTGAAAAGGTGTCTGTATCCCGAACGAATGTTAAAACGGGCTACGAAAAGGCGCTCATGAGGGCCCAAACCATGTGGAACAATGAGAAGACCAAGTGTACACAGATTCTTCCTATGTTGGCTAACAAATGGGAAGACCGTCAAAAGTACATAACCGAACCTTTTTATGTTCAACCCAAGTTGGATGGGGTTCGTCTTCTCGTGTCAAATAAGGGATGTTTCTCTCGAACCGGCAAGCCCGTTCACGGTGTCGACCATCTTGCTAATGGACTTGAGGATGGTGAGTACCTGGATGGTGAATGCTACGCCCCCAACAAAACGTTTGAGGAAATCACGAGCATGTTCAAGATGAACCCCGAATCCCTGGAGTTCCATGTGTTTGATTACTTCGATTTAAATCGACCAAATCTCACATTTGAGGAACGAATGAAGCGGGTCACAGTTGATACATTCCACGTGAAGAATAAATCAGAAATCAATGGCTATCATGATATGTTTGTGAGCCAGGGGCATGAAGGTATTATGATTCGTGACGCCATGAGTACCTACGAGATTGGTAAGAGGAGTAATTACCTTCTCAAATACAAGTCATTCCAAACCGAAGAATATCCCATTGTGGATGTCAAGGAGGGTACAGGGCGAGAGAAGGGTACAGCCATTTGGATATGTAAGACGGGAGAACAACACTTTTCCGTAAAACCCGAAGGCACTCTTGAAAAAAGAAGAGAATATCTCAGTGAAAAGGAAAAGTATATTGGTAAACAGCTCACGGTTCGGTTTCAAAATCTGACCGCGATAGGTGTTCCAAGATTCCCCGTAGGTGTGGTAATTAGAGATTATGAATAATATTTGTAATAAATAAATGAATCGGGTTGCAATTGATATCGATGAAGTCTTAGTAAAATTTCTCTTCCCGTTGGCGAAACATCACAATAAAGTTCACAAACTTTGGAGTAAACCCAAATACAATTATATTTACCGTGAAGTATTTGAAATTGATGAACCAACTTCCCAAAAAATGGTGAGAGAATTTTATAAATCCAAAGCCTTCATGGATCTCGTACCTATAAAAGGTTCACAAGCGGCTATGTACTCTTTAAAGCGGCGTGCTAACAAGATGTATGTAGTCACAGGTCGTCAGGATGTTGTTCGCGATGAAACAGAAACATGGATTGAAACCTTTTTCCCAGGTGTGTTTGATGATGTTATTTTAACCAACAGCTTCACCCCCAATGAAGTACACAAAGCCGACATTTGTCGCGCCCTGAACATAGGCCTTATAATAGATGATAACAAGAGTATTTGCGACCGCTGCATAAATGACGGTGTTAAAGCTCTCAACTACATCGGAGAAGACGAGATATACCCGTGGTGTGAAGAAAGTGACATAAGTATTCGAGATTGGACGAATTATGTAAACGAGCTTAAAATATACGATGTTTAATGAATTAGAAAATGTCTCTCGGTCTTATCGGCCTCGGTGCCATCGGTGGAAATCTCGCGCTTAATATTCAAAAGTCTCATGAACTTCATGTATACAATCGCACACCCGAACAAATCAAATCTCTCACAGATGATTGTATGAATATTCGTGGTCATTATTCTATGGAAGATATGGTCTCTAAGATGGAATCTCCTCGAACTATCATCACCGCTCTCCCTCACGGTGAAGTAACCGATTCGGTTGTCAAAGAATTGAGCAAGACGCTAACTGAAGACGATACAATTATTGATTGCTCTAATGAGTATTACAGGACTTCTAGGAATCGTGGCGCCTTTTGCCAATCCAAGGGTATTAACTATGTGGGTACGGGTCTTTCGGGTGGGGCTGAGGGTGCCCGAATGGGTCCGGCTCTCATGATTGGATGTTCGAAGGATGTTTACAAAAAGAATAAGAAACTCTTTGGTTCTTTCGCAAAGAATTTTGCGTATATGGGTCAAGATTATGGTGTGGGGCATTTTACTAAAATGGTTCATAACGGTGTAGAATATGGTATGCTTCAAGGTATCGCAGATGTTTTTGCATACTGTAACCAAGATAAGCACTACATGGCCCAGGTTTTGAGAGAGGCTGAGAATACAGATGTTGATGGATACCTTATCAATTCCGCTTTGCAGGTACTTGATAAGTATCAAATTCATAAAATCGCTGATGTGGGTAGTATGAACAATACCGGGTTGTGGTGTACTCAAATTGGTCTTGAGTATGGTATCCCTACACCTACTATTAATTCGGCGGTAAATTCTAGATTTACGAGTCGTTACGTAAAGGCTATTAACACAGCTCAACACCTGAACTACGCTATCGACCCCCTAATCGGTCTAAATTCTTTGAGATTCGTATTTGCAACCTCTATTCTAGAGGGATACGACTTAATGAATACGCGACACGTTAAGGATGAAAGTATCAAAAGGGCTTGGTCTTCTGGTACTATCATTGATTGTCCTATGATTAGGGAAAACTGTCGTAATATCATCGAGGAAACTGTGGATGATGCGCGCGTTCTTGTGATGTATTGTACCTCGGCAAACATTCCCTGTCCAGCCGTTCAGGCAGCACTCACACAATACGATTTTACGCACCAGACGTCAACATCTATGAAGTTTATCATGGCACAGAGGAATTTTTTTGGTCAACACGAGATGATTGAGGCATGATCCCATAAGTAATCAATCTCCTTTTCTTTTAAGAAAAAGCTTTCATTTCCACGTTTAATTTGTTTGAGTACGTTTTCATATGCGCAACCACCTTCATCTAAGTTCCAAGTTTCATTATTTATAATTATATTCTTTTCCGGCTTTAATACCATTTTGGCCATATCTGCTTCTAAATAAAGACCTCTATAATTCAGGGTTATTTTACACTGGGTAGGAGCGTTGCCGTTATAATCTAAGCTTCTCGATAGTTGCATAACTTCTGGTTTTGTGGTGCTCAATTCTTTCAGTATTTTTTCGCGGTCTACTCGCAAATGTTTAGCAATAATTGTAGCGAACAATAGGACACAATGACTTTGATACATGTCCCCAATTATACCTACAGTATCAAAGTAATTAACCCTATCATTTAAATCACCGGACTCGTGAATTTTTAATTTTATACTCTCAAGTCTCGCCGGTGTTCGAATCCATTGCAGAATTTCCTTTCCTAAATAATGGTCGTTATACAACACATCTATATCATTCAATTTAATGAAATCTTTGATTCGTTCAAAATCGAATTTTGAGTGTCCGTGTGGTTTTTCAAGTATGTAGGTTGGATTAACAATGCCAAGGTAAGGTTCCACGTTCTCACAGAAATTGTGAGTGGGAATGGCCATGTAAGCAACTACGTTCTTCTCATGTTTGAGATGTTCTAAGTTTGCTACTTCCCGCCGTGAGATTGGGGTGTACGGGCACCCCATTTTTTTGAGAGCTGGTATGATTCTCGATTGGGCCAGATGGCCCCTGGCACCAAACACTAAACAGTGATCCATGTATCACTATTTTTTTGTGAGATTTTTTTGAGGAAAATCAACTTAAAATTTTTGAACGAAAATTATATATGTCGGTAGGGATAGTAACACCCAAGGTACTCGCAGAAATAACTACAAAAATGTGTATGCGACTGGGTGACAAAACTGATACTTCACTACCGATTCATGTATCTCAAAAATATTCATCACCAGAACGAATGGTTTTAGATATGGAAAAACCTAGAAGGGTATTTACGTTTTGTCCGTCGACGCCACACAATTCGGATAACATCATTGAGTCTTTGTCTACACAAATGGGTCCTCTTGATGTGGTCATAGATTGTTACATAGACAGTGATACCGACATTTCACATCGCCGTGATATATGTGAACATAACAGTACACAGTACCTTTCAGTCAATATGACCCACGCCGGTATGTTTATACAAGGCGGACGCAGTGCATACATGGAAAACAAAAATTTACTCAAGAAACTTAATCCAAATATGTATTATTTGGGCCCAATTAAAATCGTGTAAAATTATAAATGTTTGCTCTTTTATGTAAACCAATTGTTGTACCAGTTCAAACAGGAAACCCAGTTTTAAGAGCAAACGATTGCCGTATTGCCTATGTAACACCATCTCAATCACAAGAGGGTAAACTTGAGATTGAGATACTTGAAGCACCTCCCGTATACGTAGGACCTGATAAGGAAAGTGATAAGTTCTAAAAGAATGGGTTTGTAAGATTAATTAGTTTTCCATTTTCCTTTGTTTTCATAAAAATAACTTCATCGCATTCACCACCTTTCATAGCCATTTCAGGTTCTCCACATGTAGTACCAGCTGTCTTATGCCTATCACACGCAAATTTAGTCCTTGTTGTGATATCCATATTCTGGCTATAACCAATAAACGTTCTATCAACTACACCGTTTTTGTCTAAAGCTTCAACTGTAGCCTTCCATGAGTATGGCCCGAAACTCCATTCATTCGATACATCAAGTGGGGGTGGTGGATGGTCTAACAGAGAAGACCTATTTCGTCGTTTGAATCTCTTGTTGATGGAAACAACAGGGGAAAGAAGAAATTTAACTATAGTCGACATTACTATTGTCTCGAATCGTATTTTTAAGTTAATTTACGTCCAAGCCGTCGAATCGGGGAATGTAAAAGTATACGTATCAGCCATTGTGGTAATAGCGGGCGTCTCCTTAATTACGGTTGTACCATCCGCACCGAGGATTACAGCTTTTATACCAATAGCACGGTTTTTGCAACAAGAAGTACGGTTAGTAATCTTAATCTTCTCAATCTCTTGAACCGAACCCAAATCAATCTGAATCTGATCTTTTACGTTTGCGTCACGCCCCCATGTGTGTCCAAAATTGGTAAAATTACCATCTACGAAATTTGAACCCGGGAAACTTTCAGAACGAAACATTGTTCCATCCACGGGCTTACCCGCGGCTAAACTAGTTGTACCACCTGGGGCAAACACTTCAACCTCGGCGAGATTAATAATCCTATTTTTATCATCATCGTTACCAGCCGTTGTTCCGTCATCACGTGTCGCACTCGCGTTGTATCCGAGAGTTTGTTGCAACTTGACATACTGACCCTTGGGG